GCTAGAGATGGAAAACCTGATATTCAATATGAGGCCGGACTTGCCATAAAGGCAGCCGACGCACTTCTCGCGGAGCTGGAGCGCACGAAATGAGCGAGATGGAATTCAAGATTGGAAAGGTGGCCTACGCCGCCAAGATTGAAAATAGCTGCCACGGTTGCGCCTTTGATTACATGGGCGAAAAGTGCCTGAAAGCCCCTCCGTGCGCCAAGGAGCAGCGCAGTGATGGTGTAGATGTGATTTTTGTGGAGAAGAAAAAGTGACAGACTACAACAGCATGAAAGCCGACGAGTACGCGCAGCGGCAGGGTGAGATGGATGACATTGATAATGATGTCGTCGATATGTCAGTGATTGTTGAATCTGAGCTGCCAGATTGGGTTGACCTTGGTGCAATAGATTACCTATGCGACTTAATATGGGATGAAGCCAAGCGCCGAGTCATGCAGGCAATCAAAGAGGGGAGTGAGCCGTGATTACAACTAGACTTCGCATGGCTGATGAGCCAGAGCCAACTAGATACGAATCCATCCCTCACGCAATCGGCGAGCTGCTGGAGGAAGGTTGGACTTCCGTCACATTCCAGTGCGACAACGTTGCAATCCTGACAGATTGCGCTGGCGATAGGTTGATTATTGAGGTGGTGAGATGAGTGAAATATTTTTATCTCATACTATTGCAACCAGCCAATCCGTGTAATAGTATTATCTCAACGGTGACGCACGGGGCGGCACGAGAGAGGAGAAATAAAATGAGCGCAACAATCCATGCTTACTACGTAAAAAGAGCAAACCGCTTCGAGTGCGAAATCCTTTCAGATTACGATGATCAATATGCAGGTGGCTTTAACGCAAAGCTTGTTGGTGATGTGTATGACTACGCAAAGGAATCAGGCTATAGCGTAGTGATTCACAATTACAAGCTAGACCCAATCAAAGGCATCGTTGCCAACTAAATTAAAGGCCCTTACGGGCCTTTTTTGTTATCTGTACCTGGACGGCATGAATAGCATCGGTTGCGACTCACGCTTAATCAGCGGGCCTATGGCGTAGCGTGCAGCGTCCCACACATGATTGTGTTTATCAACAATATCAGGCAGCACATCGCCAGTGTTCTTGTCAACCTTGTACGAATACCTAGCGGCCTCATCTGCTGCATGTTTGCATCGAGAGTGAATCACAATGCGCTCATAACTGCGAAGGTGGGTTACGCCATCCTCTACGCTACCAGGCCACTTCTCACACCCTTCAATCTTGAACCCTTGTCGAGCTACATAGCTGATGGTCTCAGGTCGCGAGCAGTCAGCGCGTATGACATATTCCTTGGCTCGCGGATATGCCCGCTCATACATTGCGCCAAGCTGGTCTATCTCGACACCTGAGCCGTAACCTTCATGCTCAACATAAAGGATCCCGTCATACACCCAGCACACAACAAGTGTTGATGGGTCTTGCGCAAAACCGAAGTCAGCACCAAGGTATGGGCCATCCCATTCATCTGTCGGCGTGAAGTCCTGCACGACATACTTGCCACCGAGCACTAGCTCATCACTGCGCTTGTTGAATCTGCCAAGCCAAATCCAGTTGTACCTATCAAGGTCGGTACGCATGGCCTTTTGACGGGTCATCTCCAGCTCTTCGGTGAACCACGGATTGTCTACATAGTTCACCTCAATGATGAGCGTTTCATCATCCTCATAAACGCCATCGACCATATTCTCAAGGTATGGCTCAACGAAGTTTGTCCATATGGCATCAGTTGGCTTGTTCGGGTTAAACGTCAGCCATATCTCGGAGCCTGGAGCGCGGATTGTTGGCTCAAGGATGTCTATTGACGTCTGGCTTATGTTCTCCGCCTCTTCCACCCACGCGATAGTTGCACCAGCGAAGCCCTTGACTGTTGTCAGGTTTCGATACAGCCCCTTGAACGAAAACTTAGAGCGAGTCAGCTTGTGGGTTATCTCGCCATCCACCTGACGGAACTCATCGCCCTCGTTCTTGCGCTCAATCTCGTCCGCTATCTCCTGATAACTCGACTCCTTGATTGACGCCTGAATCTCTCGGAAGCAGGCCACGCGCTCACGCTTGAACCTTGCCCGCTCCGTGAGGATTGACGTAACCGTGCGGGTCTTGCCAGAACCTCGCCCGCCATAGATAACCTTGATGCGCTTCGGGTAAAGCAGCCTCTCCAGCTTCTGCGGAATCAGGATTGTTGGCTCATCATCAGTTTCACTCACACCATCCGCCGTCATGCGCAGGCGCTTAATCACATTGCGATTCAGATCGCATATGCCAAACACGGCAGATTCAACAGCCTCGCACGAAATGTCTAGCGCCTGCTCTATCTTCTCTATGGCGTTAAGCGTAATCCGCTTTCGAGTCATTGAGCCGCCTGATTCTTCATGTGCTCCTCCAGCTTCTCAAGGCGAGCGGCCAATTCAGTAACCTCTTCGACATCAAGGCTCGCCTTTACCATATCAACAACCAGCTTGCCCAAGTCAGCCGGGATGCTACCGTTAGCCACCCCTGAAATTATGGAATCGATCTTTTGTACTGGAGTGCCATCAACAGGAAAGTCGAACGTGATCGATTGCGCGGACGGCTTGGGTGCTGGGCAGAATCGCATCAGCACCTCTCGAAGCATGTTGTTGCCATTATCACCCATTGCTGCATCGACCACGCGCTCATAGAACTGCTTCTCAGAGTACCCCTTGGCAATCAATGCATCCATCAGCTTGTTGTACTTTGCGCGCCCCCTGCGATTCTCAGGCTGGTTCTCGGCGCTAAATGTGCCCGCCTTCTCTTTTATCATTCCGCTTATGCTCCGTTTATTCGCTTGTTGCACTAATCATACCAAATCATAGACACAAAAAAGCCCCCAGAAGGAGGCTTTGTTTTTACCAATCAGGCCATTCATCTGAAATCACTTATCAGCCTCCAGCTTTTCAATCTCAGCGCGAACCATTGCAGAGCCAATGGCAACAAGAATGAATCCAGATGCTACCCAGTACCATCCTAAAGCAATGAATATGCATGTCTCAACGATGATTGATGTTGTGGCAAATGCACGGTGAGCAAATGGCTTGTTGTACCTATCCTTGGCTCCATCACGAGCGGCTTCCTTCTCAGATCCGATAATGATTAGTGAGCCAACAACAAGAAGCATTACTCCAAAAAATGACAATAGTCTCTCAGCATAAATGCCAAGTCCATAGGCGTTTGAGATTGCCACATATATTGCAGGCCACAGAATAAACGCGCGAAAAGCCACAGCCTTCATAAATTTACTATTCATCGCACAACCTCCAGTTTTTTACCAATCAACTCACCATCAACAACCGACTCCACCTCAATCCACAGATTGCCTTTCACTGCCGTAATTGGCTTTCCAGTATCTAGATTCGTCAATCTATCGGCATCGGACTTGCTCACCGTGTATCGACCAGCATCTTCGGCTTGAAGTGAGTTGACAAAGGCCACGGTGTACCGCGCGTTGAGTTCTGATTCAGTCATCTTTCATGCCTCCGATCAATTCGGCCCTGAGTACCTGCAACTCTTCCGGATTTGAGTGAATCAAAAACGTCACGCCATCGCCTGACTGCCTCAGTTCAATGTCACCGTACTTGTTCCATTTGTCGTCATACACCGGAATAAACGTCTGCCCTTGATTCTTACCCTCAAGGCGCACAACAACGCTAGTTCCGTAAATGTTACGCATCTCCCTGTTGCACAGTTGGACGCACATAGTCCCGTACACCTTGCCGCGCAATCGCAGCTTTTCCCCTGGCCTTCTGTCTATCTTCAGCATCCGTTATTTTCTCCCATTTGTAACCAGCATGTGTTTTCTGCCTACCTATGAAGCAATCCCTGATTGACCTTGCGTTAAATCCTGCTATTTCTGCATCATCAATGGAATCAAATTCAACTATACCAAGCCTGTCGGATTTTCCAATCACTTTGTAGCTGGGGCAGATCCTTTTTGCAAATCCCCATCGGTACAGATGGCGATATGCAGCCAATGCCGAATGCTTGTTCATGCCACACTCTGCGCCTATCCGGCTGATGTCACCATACTTCATATCTGCATTCATGCAGGCATCATAAAACCTTGCCGTGCGGCGAGTAACCATATGACCACGCCAGTTTACTCTATGACCATGCTCGGTGCCGAAGCGCCATGTCATCCCGCAGTAAACGCGACCTTCAAGGCAAGCTCGCCTTACTGATGAGTAGCTGTAATGGTTAGCATTGAT